CCACATGAACTTGACCTTGACAGATACATAGATTATGATCTACAATTTGAGAAGAGTTTTGTTGAACCACTCAAAGCAATTCTTGATGCGATTGGTTGGAACGTCGAAAAAACTGTAAACCTAGAATTATTTTTTACCTAATGGATTTACCTATTGATTTAAATGAACTTGATGTTATTATTGAGTCTGTATCAGATGTTGACACAGAACTATGTCGGAAACTAAGGTTAGTTAAAGGTTTAGTTGAAGATGGAAAACCTTATAAAAAAATACTTCGTGAAAAGTATGGTTATGTAGCCTAATGTTTTTTAAAAAATTGAGTTTGGTTACTGGTGGATTTGATCCAATTCATAGTGGACACATATCATATTTTACCAGAGCAAAAGATTTTTCTGATTATCTTGTAGTCGGTATCAATACAAATGAATGGTTGACAAATAAGAAAGGTCAATACTTTCAGTCTTGGGTTGAACGTGCAGAGATTATTCGTCACTTAGATATGGTTGATGCAGTGATTACTGTACCAGATGATGATAAAGGTTCTGCGTGTGGTGCAATTGCAAAATGTTTAGAAATTGCAGAGACAGTTGTTTTCTGTAATGGAGGTGACAGAGGTAAATCTAATACACCAGAAACTGATTTGTATGGTGAAGATCCAAGAGTACAATTTGAATTTGGTATTGGTGGTGATGATAAGATGAATAGTAGTTCTTGGATACTCAAGGGTTACTTTGAAAGACAACGTAAATTATTAGGAATATGAATTGTTGGCACTGTGGCACTGAATTAATTTGGGGTGGAGACCATGACCTTGACGATTATGAAGATACCGAGTATGATATAATTACAAACCTTACTTGCCCTAAATGTGAATCTTATGTAGAAGTCTATCATAAGATTGAAAATAAATTATGATTTTTTTAGCATGTCCGCCAGTTTATACTTTGCCTGGCACTTGGAGTGATCCAGAGAAAATTGCAAAGTGTACTGACACACTTATACCACACTTTACATTCAATCCTGACTATACCTTTGGTATATCAATTGCAGTGATTACTGTTTTGTTAGCCGCATATGGTATATACAAAGGTTTCTTTGCAAATAAAAACTTAACAGATCCTTGGGATGACCACGATGACTAAATCTTTTACTAAAATAAAACATCAAGTGAAATCAAATATGTATTACATTTTCTGGGGTGCATGCACCTTCGCCGTGATGGCAGGACAAATCTATGTCGGCACTGGATATCGTAGTATGTCCAAATCCCTTGATACTCTTGTTGATGCATATGTCAATAGACCAAGAGTTATGCCAGCAGATAAACCCTTATATGAAATGCCTATTATAAGATGAATCTAAGTGAAAGTGATGCTGCCTACGCAGCAGACCAATTCATCGATTACTTCTCAAATATGGGTCGTATTGATGAATATCTTCGTAATGTAAAATTAGATCGTATGTCAAAGATGCCGACATATCTTCCTGGCTGTGGGCCTGAAGAGGATATGTTTGATGACTTTGATATACATCCAAATGATATGAACTTTAAAGTTTATGTCTCTGGAAAAGATGGTAGTTTCTCAAATGAATATTTCAATGAGAGATTACAAATAACTACATCTCATTCAATCGAAAGTTCAATTCCTGGCAAGTCACTTAAGTGGATTGTTATGGAAACAAATACTAAAAAGATTGTGGGATTTATTCGTTTTGGTTCCCCTACCATCAACTGTAAACCTCGTAATGATTGGTTAGGAAGACCACCTGAGTTGAGGAGATTTAATCGTCATTCAATCATGGGATTTATTATTGTTCCGACTCAACCATTTGGATTTAATTATCTGGGTGGTAAACTTCTTGCTCTGTTGTGTTGTTCTCATGAGGCTAGAGAACAGTTAAATAGTAAATATGGTTCAGATATTTGTTTGTTTGAAACCACATCGCTTTATGGCACAACAAAGTCATCATCTCAATATGATGGATTGAAACCTTACATGAGATACAAAGGATTGACTATGAGTGATTTTACTCCTTTGTTACATGATGATGTCTTTAAAGGATTAAATAAATGGTTTATAGCCAGAAACAACGACAAACTCTTAGTCAAAGAGGACGCTTCGAGTCGCAAGTTGAAGACTCAACAAAAGATGATATCTATCATCAAAAAGAACTCGTCTTCTCAAAAGGCTGCGGAATTCCAGACTGCAATTGTAAATGCAAAGAACCTAACTGAAAAGAAAAGAGTCTACTTCAGTGACTATGGATTTGCTAATTCTAGGGAAGTAATTCGAGGAGATACTGACAAACTAGAGAAAAACCCCATCAACTTTGATAAATTCTATCAAGAGAACCTCATCAAATGGTGGAAGAACAAGGCCTCTAAAAGATATGAAAGTCTTAAGTCCAGTGGTTCTCTCAGAACAGAATTAGAGGTTTGGACTAAAGATATGCACATCGACATCATAAGGTAACTACTATGATCAAAACAATCCTACAAGAATTTCCTATCACAGACTATCCTAGAGAGAGAAGTCTTAGTGAGGAAAAAATTCGTAAGTATGCATACACCAAAGAAGAGGTTAATGTTCTTATCGAGGCGGCAGTTAAAGAAGCGGTCAAAGAGGCAACAAGGATTGATGAGGAATCCATGGCAAAACATAATCGTGATGCCACTGTCATTAGCATGGTTCTTGGATTTACCACTCTTGCATTGTTTGTCGATGGACTATTGAGAATGTTGGGCATTATTCCACCATTCATGCATCTAGATGTAAACATTCTAGACAAAATAGAAACTGACATTATAGATAAGATAAAACAAGTCCCTATACAAAAGATACTACAACAAGGTTTCCGATGAATGACACTAGCGTCTTTATATATTTTCTTTGTTTTGCTTGTCTTGCAGGGGCAACCTTTGCATACATGTACGCTATGATGACCTCTACTCTAAGAGATTTTAATAGACAACAAGAAAGAACAAATGTTCATCCAGAGATGTCTGATGTTCAATCTGGTGAAGAACTTTTAGTTTTCAAAGCACAAGATGAAGACGATGATGATGAAGGGGATGTTGTTATTATCAGAAAATAAATTATGAAAACATTTGATGATTCTAATTGGAGAGAAGAATACAAATCTTACACTCGAAACAAGATGGAACTTGATCTTCTTGAACATGGGCCAAAAAGTTTATCTCAATCATGGCATCTCCAAGCATTGTATAGTAATTGGAAAAAAGTAAAAGGTATCACAGACCCCGAACCTTTAGATTTACAAACTAATTTTAAAGACTGGAGCGAGAAACATGACTAGACCAAACGACCTCTGGGATGATATGTCTATTCTAAATTCTCTATATGGAGAACTTTGTTGGGATAATGATGACCCTATAGAATTTATACCTGATTATGAAAATGATCAAATCATTGTGAAAAGAAAAAAATGGAATTAAAAGATTGGTTAAATTCAATCAACACAAATAAAAATAATTTGATTGATGAGGATATTGATTTAGAAAAGAAGTATCCATCTTATATTATTAATAGATGTCTATCTGGACACATAGATGCGGTCATGTTTGCGAATGAAATGAACAAACATCCTAATCTAGCAAAGAAGTTACAATATGACTTTTTTCTAAATAGTCTTAGGAAAAGGAAGAGATACTCTCCTTGGCTTCGTAAAGAACAAATAGAAAATCTTGAACTTGTCAAGAAATACTATGGTTATAGTAATGAAAAGGCAAAACAGGTTTTGAATATTCTGACTAGAGAACAACTCTCGTTTATACGAGATCGACTTGAGACTGGAGGTAGAAAATGAACTCAATTGTTGAGCCTCAAATTAGTTGGTCGCCAGACCAAATGATTGAGATTATATTAAATGAACCAGATGATTTTCTTAAGGTAAGAGAAACACTGACTCGTATTGGTGTGGCCTCAAGAAAAGAAAAGAAGTTATATCAGTCTTGCCATATTCTACATAAACAAGGCAGATACTACATCGTTCATTTTAAAGAATTATTTGCATTAGACGGTAAGAGAGCTAATATTACAGTCAATGATGTACAAAGAAGAAATCGTATTATCCAGTTACTTTTAGACTGGGGATTGGTTTCTGTTGTCTCGACTGATAAAGTTAACGACATTGCACCATTGAATCAGATTAAAGTTATTTCTTACAAAGAAAAGAATGATTGGAATCTAGAAACTAAATACAACATAGGCAAAAGAAAAAAACCAGAGGAGGAAGGAAATGGTAATTAAAATGGACAAGTCTGATGAGTTTATCAAGAGCGGTAAAAAATTAATCAGTGAATATGACGGTGCAAATTTAGAGGAAGAATCAAAACCAGAACTGTTAACCGAAGGAACAGAAAAAAGATATAAAGAATACTGGGAATTATAAAGAACTGTTACTTTCCTAAAAATTGATATAGATAGTTATGTGTTTAATTCAAAACAATCTATGCACAATCTCATATCGTTCAATAGTTTAAGGCCTTGGATGAATGTCGAACGAGAGACATCTCCAAATGATGCAGTTGATGATTACTTTGAATGTATTTCAGAATGTGATGTAAGAGATAAATCTTGCGTCAGCAATTGTAGAGTACTGCTAGACTAGGGAGGAAACCGAAGTGTTTTTGAGGGGTTCACCACCCCTTATTTTTTTGTCTTCTGTTATAATTAGTAGTGTCGCCTTCGGGGACAAAATTAACACTCGCTATAATAGGAGAACCACTATGGAAATTCAAAGGTACACTGCTGCAGACTTACCAACACTGTTTGATAAGATAACAAAGAACAGCATAGGAATGGATAGTTATTTCGATTCATTCTGGAACGCATCCCAGACTAACTACCCACCTTACAACCTAATTCAATTAAGTAATGAAGAATCACGACTTGAAATTGCACTCGCTGGCTTCAAGCAAGATGACGTCAAAGTCTATACGGAGTATGGAAAGATATATGTCGAAGCAAGCAAAGAAAAATCAGAAGAAGATGGAACGTATGTCCATCAAGGATTGGCACAACGTGCCTTCCAACGAGCATGGACGCTCTCCGACGATACGGAGGTTAGATCCGTCAAGTTTAATGATGGACTCCTCAGTATCGTATTAGGAAAAGTAGTTCCTGAGCATCACAAGAGAGTCGATTACATCTAACCAGTTTAAAAACTGTCACAATACCTCTGGCATATACATGTCAGGGGTATTATAATGTGTATATACACAAAACAAATCATGTTTCCTAAAGAACTAAACTCAGCAGTAGAATTTTTGAATACATTGACAATCCAAATTGCTGAAGGACATGAGGATGGTAGAGTCAATAGTATTGCTGACGAAGATACTATCATAGATCTTCTTGCAGAAAGATATGGTAATGCTATTGAGAAACCAGTTGCAAGAGAGTGGTGGGATGTAAAGATATATGGTTATCCAGTGAATATCAAATCATCAGCATTTAAAAATGCAGCAGATAATTTTTCATCAAAAGCAGCAATACTATATGCACTTACAGATCTACCAGAAAATAAAGTAAAGGTACAGAGATGGCAAACTTTTGAAAATTTATTAAAGACACATAGTAAAGATAACAATCGTGACTACTACATCATTGCACTAAACAAAACAACAGGAGAGTGTCACCTACAATCTCTCAAGTCACTTGAGAAACTAACATCAAATGGTAACAACTTACCATTCCAGATTAAATGGAAAGATAATGTGACACCAGTAACACGTACCCATAGACAAGCGTACGAATTTATAGTAGAATGTTACAAGGACTCAGTACGTAAAAAGATATCATCACATGATGGATTTGAAAACTTATGATCTACGACTAGGTGATTGCCTAGAACTGATGAAAGAGATACCAGATGAGTCTGTTGACTTCATCTGCTGTGATCCTCCATATGGTACAACATCTATTAAGTGGGATGAGATCCTAGACTTTAATTTGATGTGGGAACAGTATGGTCGTATCATAAAACCAAAAGGTATGATGGCATTGTTCGGTTCTCAACCATTCTCTGCACAACTTATCTGTTCTAAATTAAAGTGGTTCAAGTATGAACTGATCTGGAACAAAAACAAATGTGGTTCACCAGGTCTAGCAAAGTATAGACCTATGAAAACTCATGAGAATATATTATTGTTTGCCAAGAAACCTGGTGGAACATATAATCCTATCATGGAAAAAGGAGAACCATTTAAAAGACAGAGCAAGAATCCAGAGGGATATGTAAGTAAAAGGAATGATCATGGATATGGTCTCAAACCTGTAAAAGGTTTTGAAAACAAAGGCACAAGATATCCTAAGTCAATTCTTAACATATCAAGAGACTTTTCTGCACAACAACAAGTACATCCCACACAAAAACCAGTTCCTGTGTTAGAATGGTTGATAACAACATTTTCTAATGAGGGTGATACTGTATTAGACAACTGCATGGGATCTGGTTCTACAGGTGTAGCAGCAGTAAAACTTAACAGAAAGTTCATAGGTATTGACACCGATGAAAAATATGTTATAATAGCAAAAGAACGTATTGAAAAAATTCCATATGACATTTCAAAACTATAAAGGATTGAACGCAACATTTAATACAAAAGAAGTGGAAGCACCAGAAATTAATGAAAACCTTTGTTTTAACTCAGAGTTAATAGAACAAATAAGGGAAAAGTCACCATCTATACTAGATCAATTAGAAGATAATGGCACAGTTTATGCTGAGTTAGTTCATGAAGAACCTCAGTTAATTTGGATTGAACAAATTCATGGACTAGAAGAGATAACAGACAAGAATGGAAACGTCAGACCTAGAGGATTCCAAACAAGAAATGATGAAGATGTCAACCATGATGTTGTTGATGATCTTGCTGATGATATGCAAAAGAAAAGATGGGATCCTACAGAAAAAACAGGTGTAGTATTTGTATTAGAGGGAACTGATTATGAGGGATGTAGTTATTCTACAAGAGGTGTTGAAAGACTCTATGGAATTGCTAACTTAACTCACAGACTTGAGGCAGCAAAACAAGCAGGAGAAGACTACATAGCAGCTTGGGTTGTTAGAATTGATATGATGAAGTTTAGAAAATGGGCAAACGCAGTTCTTAATAACAAAACAAAATCAGATAACCCAATAACTGAAAAGGATATTGCTGCTACAATTCAAGCAGACATGTCTTCAGAAGGTCATGAACTTGCTCTCTTACTAGACAAAGCAATAACTGATGCTGAGAAAAGAGGTGTCTTAACAAAAGAAGTAGAAAGTTACAATGTCAAAGCAAGAACAGTTGATGTTATTGTAAGATTATTGGAGCAAATGGATGTCTTGCAAATGGAAAGAAAGAGACATGATGCCCAAACAATTCCAGTATTCTTTTCTACATATCTCAATGAGTGGGAACCAAGTAAAGATAAAAACTTAGACTATGAAACTGATAAAGGATGTATAGTAACTACCATTGCTCAAGGTAATAACCATCTTAGTGTTGCTAATAAAATAGCGGAGCATAGAAGTTCTGGTAGTAAAAAAATATTAAGGATTGCTGTTGCTAATAACAATAATAAAGATGTTAATGTTACCGAGGAGAATAGAGATACTCTTAGATTACAATTCCCTAAAAAAGTAAGAGACTATATGAAAAAAATATCTGATACTTATAAAGCAATCTATCAGGAAGGGTCACACCCTGCACCTGAGTTTGTATTCATTCCAGAATTTTCTGATGAGTACTCACAGATAGATCCAGATGATGAAGGAACAGTCTTTATAAGATTGTAATATACATATAGTTACAAGTAAAATTATTATGGCAAAAGGTAAGAAAGAACCAATCAATATCACACCACCAACTCCTCCTCAGTTTCTTGTAAAATCCGAGAGAGTTAAAGTTGTTGTGATGTTTAATGGCGACAATGTAATATGCGATTTGCAAGAAGCAGTTAACAAAGAATCTGGTGAAAGGCAAGCATATATTATGAACTATCCATACAAAGTTGATTATGATCAACCTAAGATGGATAAGGCAGGAATTGTAACTGACCCAGAAGTTAAAGTTCATTACTCACCATGGTGTCCTTTATCTCCAGAAGTCAAAGTTCCTATCAATCATAATATGGTTCTTACTGTTTTAGAACCAGTTCCTAGTCTTCGTGATACATACATCAGCAATGTACAAAAGATGGGTGGCAACGTAGAATGAGTATAAAGATTTTATTATTAAAGTCTAACGAAGAAATAATTACAGAAGCACAAGAGATAGCAAATCCTGAGAGTAAATTAGCAATAGGATATCATTTGCATAAACCTTTTCGTCTAGAGATTGTATCTGATGAGGGGGATCTTGTTTTTAATAGAGAAAAAGGTTATCAATTATCATGGTTTCCATGGGCACCTCTAAGTAAAGATAAGGATTTCTTGAAATTCCAATATAAATTTTTAGAAGTGAATATACATTGGAATAATTTTGACAAAATATTATTGAAAAGTAGATGCTGTATCAGCATGGCAGGAACAGCAGCAGAGCAATCGATTGGATTAGGAAAACCTGTTATTCAAATTGAAGGCAAAGGTCCACAATTTACAAAAACTTTTGCTGAAGCGCAAAGACGTTTGCTTGGAAAATATGTTTTTTGTGCCAGTAATTATAAAGACAAAAATGATCAAATCAATCAGACAATTAAATTGATCATAAAAATAATTTACCTGATAC